TTTTTGTTCTTGGTCTTCTAAGTGCCACTACGAGCTACCTCCGAATATGTCTGGCAGTTTGTTAACTTTGATTGCCACATCTTTTACTATATCTTCTTTTGTTGTGCTGGTTTCAGGGTTATTGACATCATCATCTGCTTCTTTTTCATCAGCATAGACTTTCCCTGTTGTCGCGTGTTTAATAGTAGTGTTTGTTTCTACATCTAAAACAGGAAGTTTTTTTCCTGCAATCACGGTAATATCGTCTTTTATAGCCATTTTTTCTCCTTAATGCAATAACTAACTTATTTCTAACACACTTAATATAATATGTAAATCACCACCATTTTCAGCTTGTACCTTAATTACCTCTGATTCCTTAGCAATTAAAGGACAAGGAGAAGCTATTGAAGAATCAGCTGTACTTTGGTTTAAATTTCCTGCTGCTAATAGCTCTTCTGTGCTTAATTTTTCTACTGTTCTATCTGTCTGTAAATTATAGCTTACGCTATCACTATCTACTAAAAATATAGATATTTTACAATCATTTTGTGAGTCTATATTGGCAACACGTATTGACTTAATTATGGCTGTTTTTTCAGACGCCACAGTGTACAACGTTGTCAACGCATTGGTTGTTAGTATTGCCTTATAATTTGTATATGTATTAGCCATTTTATTCTAAAAACCACGCTATTGCTTCATTATCATCTCTAAGTGGCTCTGATGTATAAGTGTTATTAAGTGCAAAAATTAATTGATCTAAAGTTTGTATTAATTGTGCCATTTGTGATTGATCATATTCAGGTGTTGCTTGTGGTAATAAAGGTACTGTTATTTTAGCCATTAGCCACCTCGCATGCCATCTGGTTTAGCATCAAATCTAAGTGTTCCATATCGCCATTTATCATCAACAGCATCACTAGATACGCGCAATGCAAGTTGTCTACCTCGTATACGTGTATCTTGTTTTGTTGTTGACGTTGCAATTGCAAATGGACCATGTGTTGTTTGTGTTGTAGTTGGATAAGGACGAGACTTAACTGTTAAATCTACATTTCCAACTTGATTTTTAAAATCAGGTATAAATCTAGAGATTGACATAAAGTTATCACCATCTGCAATATCAATATCACCTGATTCAATATGACAGTTCATAGCAGAACCGTCATCATTAACTCCTTCTTCGTGTGCATATACAAACGTTCTACCTTCTTTAACACCAGTAATCGTAGATATTGTAGCAGTAGTGTCACTACTGTCAAATTCTGCTGCATAGGGATTAGAATACACACCACGATCAGCCCAAGAACTTCGTGCTAATGTTCCTATATACCATAAATTTTCTGCATAATTATATGTAACATGGCGATCAATTTGTAATGAATTAGCAGAAGGATAAAACCACATAACTTCATTAAAATCAGAGTTTACTGCACAAAACACATCACCTAATGCGTTGTTGTTTATGTCATCAAAAACATAATCTTGTACACTACAAGGTATTTTTTTAACCGCACCATCAAATAAGAAAAAAGAATCATTACCCATCCAATACGCTATACCGTTTATATCAACAGCACTATTAATACCAACAGCGCCGCAATTAGAACCTAGTTGTTTAAATCCAAAAGTAAATGGTGGTCCAATAAATTGCATTTGATACAAAGCTGTGTCAGTATAAACAAGTATTGCACCTCTAGATCTTACAGCTGTATTTATTTGATTACCGTCTGTTAATCTTTGAGAACCAGCCGTGTTTGTTGCTGTTGGTGTCCAATCAGTTGTTGATTCTTGATCAGACCAACGTATAAACATATTATCTTGTGTGGTTGTTGTACCTATTGTTGTTTCTGTACCAAGACAAATAACGTGTCTATCATCACCAGATACTAACATAAATCTTGATTTAGTTGGCGCACCACTAACATTGGTTCGTGCTGCTAAATTACTTGACAATCCACTTGATGTATCCCAGTAATAAAGACTACCATCAAATTGTTGTGCTAACACATCTTCTCCCCAATTATCAAGTGCCCATTTTGTTGACTGTAACAAAACGCCTTGTCCACCAGTTAATCCTTCACGAGTTGTGTCCCAAGTAGATGCGTTCCACGTGCCTGCACCCCATCCATATCCATATATAGACGTTGGTTGCCCAGTGTTTATTTGATATGTTGCATTTGCTGTAGCACCAGTTGCATCTGAAGAAGCTGCTGCTTTTGCAACTATGGTATAAGTGTTATCATTTGGAACTGTCTGTATTTCAAACTCACCTTGTAAATTTGATGCAGATATACCTCCTACGGCACCACTTACACTAGCAATAGTAACAAAATCACCAATTAAAGCACCGTGACTTGCATCTGTTACAGTGACAGTCGTGGATGTATTTGTAGTTTCAAACTGTGTTATGTTTCCTGTAGCTGTGGCACGTGTTGGTGTAATGTCTGCGTAACTACCTTCTGAATATGCATACAGTTTTTTGTTTGTACCATACACAGCATAGTTTACACCTTTAAGATCTGAGTATGTTAAAATTGCACGTGTAGCACCAAGCAAAGCATCGCTTGTTACTTTTGCCCAACCACCTATTTTTTCAGGTTGACCATAACGAAAACGAACATTATCACCGTCCACCCATCTACCTTCTGCACCGTATTCGGTATTTTGTTTATCTATACCTGGTGCTATTTGTAGTTTAGTTAGTGGCATAGAATGGTATCCAGTAATCTGTGCCATTTATGTTAACACGAATATGACCTGTTAACGATCCTACGCTTGTATCTGTTGTAATACTAGATGATTGATCAGAATTACTTGTGCCATCAAATCTTATAAACTCTTGATCTGTGTCGTCTTGATCTAAAGTTAAACAAGCTATTGCTGCTGAAGTGCTAGCTTGACTAATAGTTAAAAGTGCACTTGTAGGAGAGTCTGTTCCAATGCCTATTTTATCTGCTGAACCATCAGCAAAAAAAGCATGTGTTAAACCGTCTGTTTCTATTCTAAAATCAACTGCAGCATGAGATTCGTTAAATGTAAATCCACCACCATCAAAGTCAATTGCACCAGTGGCTTTTACACCACCTACAACATGTAACTCTGTAGAGGGTGAGTTAGTTTTTATACCAACACGGTCATTACCAGCATCAGTAAAGAATAAGTTTGCATCACCATTACCTTCTATTCTAAAATCAAGGTCAGCTGATGATTCATTAAATGTAAAGCTACCACCATCAAGTGATGTGTTGCCTGCAACTGTTAAAGTTCCATTTGCTGTGATATTACCTGCATCGTTTAATACATCAAACATAGTAGATCCGTCTGAGTATAAAATATGTTTTGATCCTGCTACAAGGTTAGTTGCGGTTCCACCAGCAGGTTTAAATCCTAAAGTGTAAGAACTCATGCTTGCCGCATTGTCTACAATGTACCATGTCTCTACAGCTTCACACTGTACGGTTGTATTATTAGATAAAGTGCCTGTTAATTTAATTATGGCATTACTTTGTTCGTCTGTTGTAGAACCATCAGTTGCTGTTAAAGAATCTGATGTACTAGCAATAGCTACAGATACATACCCTTTAACTGCTGATTCTAATTTTTGTAAATTGTTATTTGTTTTAGTACCCCAAGATCCCGAATTTTCACCGGTTGCTTGTAATTCTAAATTTAATGAACTTGAATATGATGATGCCATTTATCCTCCTTAACCTACGTCATCCAATAACGCTGCGACAATACAAGTTACAGTAGAAGATGATGAAATTGCATGTATATCAGCTACTGTTGTATTTGGCAAGTTTCCAAACCAAGAGTGTCCTGCAGCTATTTTAATTGCGTCAGTTGCAGAAGTAGAAGCAGTTCCTGCATCCAAAACAATATATACGTCGTTAGAAGAATCAGTGTTTTTTATAAAAATAAAGTTTACTTTATCCCCAGTAGCTACAGCTGTTGGAGCTGTGTCATCGTCTACTGCAGTATAATCTGTAAAATAACCTGCAATTAAATCTGTGCTTGAGTTTGATACGCTTGTTAATTTGTAGTACCATTTATCATTTGCATCTGATGGAGTAATAGTTACACTACCAGCAATAGTTTTAGATATTTCATCTGGTAACACAGTTGCGTTTAAACTTATTGTTGCGTCATCTGCCATACTAATCCGTTGATCCTGGTTCTACATTTACCCACGTCACTGATTGACTATCATCTGCTTGATTCCAAATTTGTAAATCTGGAGAACCTGCAGTAAGATTAATTAAATTTTGAAATGATTCACCAAAAGCTGTTTCATCACCTAAACTAAAAGTCATTTGCCCAGCAGTTGTTGTGGTCACATTAGCACCTGCTGTTACAGTTTCTGTACCTATTGTAAAACTTGGTGCGCCTGCTGTTGTTACAGCAAATACTGCAGTTCCTGTAGCTGTTTCTGTTCCAATGCTAAACGTTGCTGCTTGGCCCATGGAAACGTCCACAGTGCCTGCATTAACAACAGTTCCGGGTAGCGCTTCAGCTACTCCAAATTGTCCTATTGCTCCGTGTCCTAGTAGCATCTATCCGCAATGTAATGTGCATGATACCAGATAACTGCCATCAGCATAAGTTTTAATTTTATTTGTTTTAACTACTTTTGCTATTGTGCTTGCTCGTAAAATATCGTCTGCTTGTACTTTAGCTGTGCCATCACCTTTGCTTTGTAAATAATCTCCAATAGCAACTGTTTCATCTTTATGAACTCTAATCATAAATGCACCTAATGAGCCTACTTGAATATCATTTGCTTCTGACTCCATCCATGACTGAAAAACTCCATATACAGCTTTACTATCTTCTGTGTCTGATACTTTTACTCTTGCAAGATATTCTTCATCATTTTCTTTTATAACTACTGCATCATATTCAACCGCATTAGCATCAAATCCTGCGTCACCTTCTTTATAATTTTTGTGCCATTTAAATTTAATATTGTCTCCAACATTATTTGTTTTTGGAATATATCTTTTTTTAACTGTTTCTGGAATGGTTTCTCCATTATCATCTTTATGTTCGGGAACAGTAAATTGAGCCATGTGCCACTCGCAAGTTTCATTAATACTTTCTAAAACTGTACCAACAAGAATATCCGGTTTAGAGTCATCTGTTAATTGTGCATAGTGAACACCTAAAAATGTACCATAAGTAACTGTTGTGTTACTTGATGATATACCTCCTGAATTAGAACCATTACGATAAAAGTCTATCATTGAATAATTGTTATTATTTCCTTCAGAACGATTAATAACTAATCCATCATTTTGAAAAGCAAATGCAGTTTGTTTTGCACTATTAGCACCACTAATAATAGAACCTAAATCTCCACCACCTGTTAAGGCACTACCATCATCACCTGTTTGTCCAATACCAAGTGAACCAGTGTCAGTGAGGCGGGCCTTTTCACCTAAACTTCCTGCTGCCGCAAGTTCCCAAGTAAAAAACGCATTATCTTTATTAGTGGTATCATCACCTGCTCTAAATGCAAATCTACAAACCTCAGTTCCATTCCATGCGGCTGTTAAATCACCAAGAAAATCTCCATTGCTCCCTCTATTAGCATCAAAATTTATTGCTTCAAAAGCATCACCAGAATTATATAATCTAATATCACCTGCAATATCTAATTCAAAATTGCTATCACCTGCCGCTTGTCCAATAGCTACACAATCTGTGCTACCATCAACAACAAGCATGTTAGCATTGTTATCTGATTCAACTCTAAAATCTACAGCCGCACCACTTTCATTAAATACTTGAGCACCATCTGGGTCTGTACCAAATCCGTTTGCCGTACCACTGTTTGTGATGGTTGCTCCAGAATCTATTGTTAAGGTAGAACCAGATAAAACATTCATGTTATTAGCAGTAAATTTAAAGTCATCCGCACCTGCAATCTTAATATCTATTCGGTCATCTGTATCAGCATGAATGCTTGTATCACCATCGGTATCTAAAATTAATTCTGTGCCGTTTAAGTCTGCATCTAATGGGCCACCAACGGCTCCCGATATTTCTACAATAAAGATAGAAGCACCACTTGCAGGGGCTGTCGTAAAGGTAATTTGTGTACCACCACTTGCTAAAGTATAATCCGTGCCGGGTTTTTGAATAACCCCATCATGTGATACTAAAAGCTGTGCCGGTGAACCAACTTGTGTGCCTAAACTAAATGTCGTGTTAGACCCATTATACGTGTTTCCAGACGTATCGAGGACACTAAATGTACCACTCTCTATTGATTTTCCTATGTATGCCATGTTTTATTCCTTTGGGTTATCATCTTTAATTTTTTTAACACGAGCTTTCCAAGCGTCAATGTCCTTGTATATCTCATCGAGCTGATCCCCGATATTACCATAGGATTTTTTACGAGTTTTACGAATTTTAAAATTATTAAAATCAGTAGTAGCAGATGAATCAACAGAATTTAACTGACTTGTTGTTGGCTTAGAAACTCCAGAAACATTCCAAGTTTTAATAATATCTCCATTACCATCAGAAAGATTAACTATAGAAAAATTTCCAGAATCTCTTTCAGTTTCATATACCTTACTATTATTTTCTAAATATTTTTTAATTTTCCATGATAAACTTGCCATATTATACTCCTGCTATTCTAAACCCTGCCATGTATGTCCAATCTGAACTTGCATCTTGTGAATCACCAGATGATTGAGCTATTCTCCAATCAACATAATCATCACCATCTAAATAAACTATTGTGCTTGCTATCTGATTCATTGCTTTATCAGACCCCGGAGACCAATCAGTAAAACCATGTCTTATGCTATTATGATTAGATTCTGAACCGTTAATGAAAAAACTACAATAAATTCTTTCTCCATCGTCAACACCGGGAAAATATACTGAACCAACAAGCATATAATATCCGGCCACTGCCGGTGTCCATCTATAATTTGAGTTATCAAAAGTACCGTCACTATCTAAAATTTCTGTTGCTAAAGCTGCAACTGTAGCAGAATCATTACTAACACTTTGATTACTAGATATTACTGCGTACATAGCTGGAGTATTTTGTATGTGTTTTATATCTAATCTTTTAATAGTTCCGCCATCATTTATAATTATTTCATCAGCCGCCGCAGGTTGCGCCGCTAACGCAGTTTCGCCTGTTATTGCTACTACATCTAATAATCCTGCTTTACTTAGTGCCATGTGTTACTCCTTTAAAGTTTGTCCATTTCTGTTTTTACTTTTGCCCAAGTAATTTCTGAATGAGGGTTTGTTTTTGTGGTAATAGCAGTTTTATTACTAGTTTCCCCTGTAATCCAATCTATTTTATTAAATAATGCTTCTGACATTTCAGTTTCATTAGTATAATTTAAAGTAAAAGTTGCATTTGATTTTAATGTTTCAACTGCTATTCTAAATTTTTCTAAATCTGTAATCATGCGAGTATCTCCGTTGCTGTATGATATCCATAAATACCTGCTTCCCCATAAATATTTACTGTTCCAGTAGTGTCTTGCATAGCCATATAAACTTTATACGTACAGGCTGAAGTTGTTCCGGGGTCATCATAAAAATCTAAACTACATTGAGTTGTAACTTGTCCACCTGCATTTTGATATGTTCCACCTTGTTGATGTGGCTCTCCATCAACACCATCAGTTAAAGCTGAATAACCCCCACCGCCAATATCTCTGTAAATTCTAAATAGAGGGAATCTATTATCAGTTTGTGTTCCTTGATGAAAACTAAAACTAAGAAGAATATTGGAAGATGTTGCACTTGGAGTTATCGCTACTAAATGACTTGTAGCGGCAAATGAAGTAGATGAAGAAGCTGTATTACCAGAAGTAATAGCATTTTGTACTACTTGAGCCACCTTACCAAAACCAGTTGCTTTAGCCGCAGTAACTGCATCATCTGCTATTTTAGCTGTTGATATAGCATTATCTGCTATTCCACCTGCTGGTATTGTTGTTTTACTCATGTGTTACTCCTCTATGCGTCTGCTACAGAACTAAGTGAACTATTTGTTTTTAAATCTGCATATGCCAACTTAAATGGATTATCACTTGTTGTTGGGTCATATGTTATTTTATGATGGTCTACTGTTTTGCAAGCAATTTTTTTAGATTGTCTTGCACCACTATCCCTAGCAGATTTATTTTGATATATTTCTACATCATAAATAAGTTTAAATCCTGCATTACCTGCACCATCTACATCATCAAATTTTTTAACG